AAGATGATGGGCAACGCTGCCTTTCAAGTTATCTACAACCAAGACCATTCAAAGGTCGTAAAGATTGAGCATATCCCCGTTGAGACCCTGCGTGCTGAAAAATGCAACGAGGAAGGTTTTATCCCTGCTTATTACTACGCAAAGAACTGGGATAGGGTAGCACAACGTAAAGAGGTTCCGGTACGCATTGATGCTTACGGAATGTCCAAGAGCGGTATCGAGATTCTTTATATCAAGCCCTACAAGGCAGGATACTATTACTACGCCCCAACGGACTACCAAGGTTCCTTGCCTTACGCAGAGCTGGAGGAAGAGGTAGCCAATTACCATATCAGCAACATTAAGAACGGGCTGGCTCCGTCTATGCTGATTAACTTTAATAACGGAACGCCTACCGAAGACGAACAGAGCTTAATCGAAGCACGTATTGCAGATAAGTTTTCGGGTAGCTCGAATGCTGGCCGTTTTATCTTGGCATTTAACGATAATAAGGAACTTGCAGCAACAATCGAACCCGTACAATTATCCGACGCAAGCGAGCAGTACCAATTCCTTTCCTCGGAATGTACGCAGAAGATTATGGTTGGCCACCGGGTAACAAGCCCGATGCTTTTAGGCATTAAGGATAGCAGCGGACTTGGTAATAACGCCGACGAGTTGAAGACGGCTTCTATCTTGTTCGATAACGTGGTTATTAGACCATTACAGGAGATTATCCTCGATGCAATAGAGCAAGTGCTATCTTTCAACGGAGCGGCCTTAAATATCTATTTTAAGACGTTACAGCCGTTGGAGTTCAAAGAGGAAATTGTTGCCCCTTCCGAGGTGGTGGAGGAATCTACCGGAGTGGAGGATAGCGGTATTGCAATGTCCGCAGACGTGAGCGACGAAGTTCTTAACGGAATGTTTGAAACGCTAAAAGAGTTTGGCGAAGATGAGGACTTGGATAACTGGGAATTGGTAGACGAGCGCCAGGTTGACTACGAGCAAGAAGACTATTTGGATTCTATTTTGCAGTTTGCTAAGAGCCCCAAAGTAAAGACCGGTGAGGCATTCCCAAACGCTAAGAGTGAGCAGGACGGCGAAACCAAAGACGGACGCAAGTACAAGATTCGTTATTCCTACGCCCCCGGAAGCACTAAGGCCAATAGCCGCCAATTCTGTAAGCTGATGGTAAACGCAAAGAAGGTCTACCGCAAGGAGGATATTCTACGTATGCGCAAACAAGAGGTTAACGCTGGCTTCGGGCCACGAGGCGCAGCAACATACGATATTTGGTTATACAAAGGAGGCGCACGGTGCCATCACTTCTGGATGCGTAAGACGTACCTGGCAAAAGCCGAGGGCGTAACTCCAGATGCTAAAAACCCGAATGCCGACGTATCGGTAAACCAAGCACGTAAGGCAGGCGTAAAGCCAGAGACGAACAACGAAAAGGTTGCAAAGCGTCCCGTGGATATGCCGAATGAAGGATTCTTAAAACCTCGTAAATAATGGCCACGGCTCTCTTTATCAAGCGTGAGGATATTGTACGCAATACGGTTATTTCCGGCAACGTCGATACGGATAAGTTTATCCAATTTATCAAAATTGCCCAAGAAATTCACGTCCAGAATTACACGGGTACAAAGTTGTACGATAAGATTTCCTCGGATATTATCGGGAACACGCTTGCGGGTAATTACCTATCCCTTGTAACTGACTATATCCAGCCAATGCTTATTCACTTTGCAATGGTGGAATACTTGCCGTTTGCTGCTTACACGGTTGCTAACGGAGGTGTGTACAAGCACACGAGCGAGAACGCAACAAACGTAGATAAAATCGAAATTGATTATTTAGTAGAAAAGGAACGCACGATAGCAAAATACTATACCGAGCGTTTTATCGACTATATGTCTTTTAACCAATCTTTATTTCCGGAATACAATGCCAACGTCAACGAAGATATCTACCCAGACCGAGATTCCCGCCCGGCCTCGTGGGTTCTATAAAGTAAAAACCGAGAATCTAATTAAATTAAAAAAGTACCTGGAAAATGGCAAATAGTATCGGGTGGGGTAATATCTACTGCTCTACAAATTGGGGAGACGAGGACTACAATACACGGGCAATAGGTGACGTACCTACTTGCTTCAATAATGCTTACACGTATGCGGATGCGTATGTTGCTCGTGTAGCCGCCGATAGCGGAACCACCGAAGGGTACGAGTGTTTGGTAAATGCAATAGACGCCTTAAATTTTAACTAATGAGTAGTTTTTACGACGATTCCAGTTTGGTAGTTATACCAAGCGGATACAAGACAAGCAAGGTATATGCCGAGAAGCCAACAGACGGCAGCGGGGATTTAGCGTTTACCCGAACAGGGGATACGGCTACCCGTGTAAATTCTGCGGGCCTTATTGAGAAGGTGCGGACTAATTTGGTGCTGCAAAGCAATACGTTTAGCAACGCCTCTTGGGCTAAGATAACAGATGGCACATATTCTGTGGTTACTGAAAACATTACCGATGCTTTTGGAAACACAAGCGCAGTATTTAAAGTAACTCTTTTGACGGGTAGTTTTCTTGTTTTAAGGCAAACTCTTGCGAGTGCAACTACGCAAACCACCAATTTCAGCCTCTACGTTAAAAAAACAATTGCTTCTTCTTACGTAGGTATTGATATTAATGACAATACAGATGCTGTGGCAGCAGCAAACACAAGCTGGCAAAGAATTTCAAATACACGGGCTACCGCTTCATTCGTTGATATTACAACGTACAGCCTTAACGAGCCGTTTTACATTTTTGCAAGTCAGGTAGAATTGGGCGACATCGCAACAGACTACATACCCACCACCACCGCAGCGGTAAGTGTTGGCCCAGTTGCTAACGTACCCCGTCTGGACTATTTAGGTAGCACTTGCCCCCGCTTGTTGCTGGAACCGCAGCGGACGAACTTGGTAACGTACAGCGAGCAGTTTAATAATGCGGCTTGGTCTAAAAATCAATCTACAATATCTTCAAATTCAGCGACATCGCCAGATGGAAATATGAGCGCAGATAAATTAGTTGAAGATTCATCGAATGCGTTTCACGACATAAACCAATTACCATTTAGCACAACTGGCGGTCAAACTTATACCTTTTCTATATTTGTAAAACCAGATACAAGAAGTAAAATTAGAATAGGGTATGGGGCTCTTGTTAATTTTGACGCATTCGGAGGCGATGTTTTCGCAATTATTGACGTTAGTAATAAAAGCGTAATTTCTTCAGTTTTAAGCCCTACCATTTTATTTTCTGATTTTGAAAATGGATATGTTAGGGTTACTTTCTTAAAACAAGCCACTGGTAGCGGGCAGTTTAATTTAATTTTTGGCTTGGTAAATAACTCAAACGCAGCTTCATATTTAGGTGATGGAAGTAGCGGTTTATTTATTTGGGGCGCACAAGTAGAGGGTTCAAATAGCAGCTACCCAACATCCTACATACCAACCCTTGCAGCATCCGCAACCCGTGGGGCAGACGCTTGCTCAAAGACGGGGATAAGCTCACTAATTGGGCAGACGGAGGGGACTGTGTTTGTGGAAATTTACCCCGAAGAATTTATTAACGGTTCATATATAGGTATTAGCGATAATGCAAACATTGCGAACCGTATTATTTTTGGCTTTGAGGGAGGGTCTGCAAACTCTGGGACGCTTCAAGTGTACGGAGCTTCGGGCTTAACTGGAAGCGGAACCTATACAAGGGGGCAACGTATTAAGGTTGCTATCGGCTACAAAAGTGGAAGCTCTGCGTTATACGTTAACGGTAATTTAGTGAACGCTGTAACTTCTACCTTCACCACTACACTTACTAAATTCGGCTTTGACTCCTACGCAGGAACGCAAAACTTTGGAGGTAGATGCTCGCAAGCCCTACTATTTAAGACCCGTTTAACCAACGCCGAACTCGCAACACTCACTACGTTATGATATTCCGTAAATACCAATTCGCTGACTGGGCAACAGCCAAAGCAGCAATACAAGTAGAAGTAACAACACCAGAAGGAACAGAGCTTATCTGGAACCAAGAACTCGTTTCCTGCGTGGTAGAAATCGGCCACCTATGTACGCAATGGGGAACCGATGCCGAGGGCTTTCCCGTATGCGAGGTAACAGACCCGTTGTACGCCGTAGATATTGTTTGGCAGGATACCGCTCTTGCCGCTTACGATGCAGCGTTGGTATGGCCTAACCCAGTAGGAGTAAACTCTTTTGGTTACACCTTGGATACCGAATATGCCCAAGCGTTTTGCTTAGCCAACCCCGAATACTGCCAACCACCATTCGAGATATGAAACACGATAGTACAAGCGCAGTAGCGACCTCTTGGAGTTTAGCGGTAGGTGGGTTAACGATTGCCGAGGTACACCAGATAGCAGGAATGGTAGTAATGCTGACCTCGTTTGTGTACACGTTATGGCGTTGGAATCGGGATATTAAGAATGATAAATAGAATCTTCCGTAACCCAAAAACTACCGTTATAGGGCTTATCTTAATTTCATTCGGGGGTATCCTCGTTTGGTTTGAGAAAGCGTCGCTAACGGAGTTTAGTGCGTTTATTATGGGTGGGTTTGCGTTAATGATGAGCAAAGATGGCGAAGCAACAGGAAACAACAAAAATCAAGAAGTCCAAAAGAAAACTCGGACGGCACACAAAAAGCCAGAACAAAAGGGTGACGAGTAAACCGTACCGGGGGCAAGGGCGGTAATTCGGAAAATGTCAGAATTATCCACCATTAACTTGCACTTTGGTAGTTAATGATGCTTAAAAGGGACAAAATGACTACAAATAGTGCGTTTTATTACACGTTATGAAACTATCTGAAAACTTTACACTTGCCGAACTTACGGATACGGATACCGGGATTGCAAACAATCCAAGCCAGGGGGAAATCAATAACTTGAAACTATTGGTGCAAAAGGTTCTTCAACCGGTACGGGATAAGTTCGGAGTGATAAACGTAACGAGTGGTTTTCGTTCACCATTAGTAAACTCTGCTGTTGGCGGTAGCGCAACAAGCGACCACGTACACGGTAGAGCTGCTGACATACAATGCGAGGATATGGCTGCTGTATTTAATTACATACGCAAAAAGCTGCCGTTTAAGCAACTCATTTGGGAATTTGGTACGGATACACAACCAAAGTGGATTCACGTTGCCTACGACGTTAATAACAACAAATCAGAAGTATTAAAAGCAATCAAGAAAGGTGGAAAAAC